AGGGCGGGGGCGTGATGAACAGCACCTTCTTTGCCCTCATGGCCGAGTTCGGCACCGCCGAGATCGAACTAGAGCGAATGTGCGTCAAGTTCTTCGGGCTCGATGTACCGGAGGCCAAGAGGCGCGCAGCCCGTCAGAAGCTGCCGATCCCCGTGCATAGGGCTGGCGGGCAGAAATCCGGATGGCTGGTCAACGCCGCGGACCTGGCCGCCCACATCGACCGCCAGCGTGAGGCAGCGGCAAACGAATGGAACAAGGTCCGCGCCGCCTAGCGTAGCTTCATGTTCTCCGGCCGCAGCTGCGTGTATCGCTTTAGTTCGGTCCAGCTTTCGTGCAGCGTGAACTGCGCGACTTCGTGGATCTGGTAGCCGGCCTCGAATAGTCGGCTCGTGCCTTCGTGGCGCAGGTCGTGAAAGTGCAGATCCTTGATCCCCAGAACCGCGCACGACCGGGTGAACGAGGAACCGATCGCATCTGTCGTGTAGGGGAAGATCCGCTCGCCCGTTCGGGGCTGACGCTGGATGATCTGCAATGCCTCGTCCGTGAGTTTGGCCCGCCGATGGTTCCCGTCTTTCGACGTCGGGTGCTTCACGTCACGAACCAGAATCGTGTGCGTGGCCTCGTCCAGGTCATCCCACCGGAGCCGGGTGATCTCTTCCTGCCGCCTGGCGCTCGAGATCGCAAACCGAACGATGTCCTCCATCGGCGTCTTGCTTCTGCCATCCGCCCGTCGCCATCGCTCATAGAGCTTGGTTAGCTCGTCGTCCGTCGGCCTGCGGTCGCGCCGCTTGGCCCTCCCAATGAGGCGTAGGCCGCGGCAGGTCTCGCGGGCGTCCTCGACTACGTGCGGGTTCACCGGGAGCCCTGACGCCCCTTTGGCGGCCTTGAGCACGACACCTATCCAGATCAGATCCTGGCCGGCTGTAGCAGGTCCAGCCCCCTCGAGCCGCCGAGTGCGAACGTGAGCCACTAGAGCGTCGCTGGTGAGCTTTGACGCGTCGAGAGAGGCTACCGCCATGCCCTCAAGCGCCTTGAGCGCAGAGCCCTTCGTGCGGCCCCATTTGCCGATCTTTTCGAAGTCCTTCCGGTAGTCGGCAATCAGTTTGCTCAGGCGCAGGGCGGCCGGCGCTGGGGCTTTCAGGGCATCTAGCGCCCCCGGCTTCTGTAGTTCGGCCTCCCGTGCGGTTGCCCATTCCTTCGCCAGAGCCGCGCGGCTGAAGGCTCGGGACTCCTGATGCACAATGGCGCCCCCGCGCTTGAGCCGAATGACGGCCTGATACCCTACCTGACCGCTCCCATAGACCCGCTTCCGGATCGTCGCCACGGCCACCCCCAAGTGTGCCCCGCGTTTCAGGGCGCACTATGGGCACACCGCCAGCGACAAAACAACACAGAATGACGCAGGAACGCACCACAAACGGAACGCAAGCGGGGACCCAGAAAGAAGCCCTAAGCTCGCATTCTCAAGGGAATTTAAGCCCTTGGCGGCTATCGGTTGCGCCGATGATGGATTGGACCGGCCTACCTATCAGCCGAGTAGGATCAGTCGGTTAGGGTGCATCCGATTTTCAGGGCACATCTACGTCGCACCGATCCCCCGGAAAGCCGACGTGTTTGCACGTTCCCATCCCCACCGTCCCGGCTCACCATGAGCCATGAACTACACCCTCATCGTCCGCGAGATCGACTGGCCCCTTGACCGTACAGTGCCCTCGTCGAGTAGGGTCAGGCGCCGGAAGAGACGGCCCGATGCGCTGGACCCAGACCTGGAAGTGCGAGGCGTGCGGCCACGTCCGAAACAAGGACGTCAGGTACCCGAAGATCGGGGCGAGTGAGGAACCCTTGTGGAGGCTGTCTCTGCGCGCTCGGTGCTCGAAGTGCGGGACGAGGGGAAGGTGCCTGATTACGGAGGCGCCGTCGGGACAACCGGCACGGTCATGAATGCGGGTGACGAGGGCGCGGCCTGAGCCACCTGGAACAGGCGGTCTCGGACTTCCCGTAGCTCGGACTGCACCGCGGCCAGAGTCTGGGCGTCGATCCGGTGCCCCTTCTCGCACTCGTCGATTCGACGGTGGGCGCGCTCGAGACTTTCCTGGTGCTTCTGCTGGTCCCGCTCTCTCAGTTCCCGATGCTCTCGGGTAGCGATGGCGATGGATTCCTCGTGCTTGCTGCTGACCTCTCGGATGGTCTGGACGAGGGTCGTGTTCAACTTGTCCCGCTCGTCCTGCGCCCTGCGCTTCTCCTGGCGTTCTTCGTCGAGCATCGCATCGGATCGGGCCAGGATGTCCTGGTAGGGCTTCACGGCCTCTTGGATAAGGGCGATGACCCGAGCGTCGAGCTTGTCTCCCTTGCGTGCGCTGTTCCAGAGAATCCACGCGGCAAGACCCAAGGCGCTCATTCCCAGACCGGCGTATGTCATGGTCTGGTAGTAGGCCGGCACCTGCTCGTCCGCGAAGGCGAGCGAGGGAAGTAGTAGGAGCAGCAGGAACGATCTCATCTATCCCCCCGAGTTCGCTCTGATCCAGTCCTGCAGACTGGAGAGCTTGTTCAGTTCGGTGTTGCAGGCTTGAAGGTCGTCGGCGATGGCTTCCGCGAACGCTCGATCTTCGTCGTCTTGAGTTCGGCTGGCGGCTTCATCAGCAGCACCGGCGCCTTCGGGCACTGGTACACGTACTGGATCTTCGGAGCGCAGGCAGACATTGCGCACGCGCTCAACAACACGCTCGACAACAGGACGGTCCGCTTCGTTGCGTTCGACATAGACGGTGACGGCCTCCTGGCCGGTTGACGCCCCTTTCGCTTGGCTGGTGGCGCTGGCGAGCTTGTGTCTGGCCTCCAGTTCCTTGATCTGGTGTTCTCGGTCTCGGATCTCTGCCCCTGCGTGAATGAGCCCCAGGACCAGCCCGATGATCAGGACTTCGCGCCACCATTCGATAAGGAAGCTGAGAACGGAGAGGGCAATGCGCTTCGTCCCCAGCATGGCGGGTAGGAACATCACGCTGCCTCCCACCGCCGGCCGCGGAACAGAGCCTCTTCAGCGGCCCGACGTCTGATAAGGCCGTTGTATTCGCGGCCTCCGGCTCGGTTCCACCGCTTGAATTCGAACGCCGCCCCTTCGATGTCTCCGGCGTTGAACTTCCGCAGCAGCGTCGACTGGCGAAGGTTCCCGAGCCCCAGGTTGAACGAGAAGGACACGAGGGCATCGAACTGGCCCTGCGTCATTGGACGCGTGACGGCCTGTTCCACCCCGTCCTCGAATCGCTCGAGATCGTCGAGTAGCAGTTCCTCGGCATACTCTTCGGTGATGTTGAGACCTTCGTGAACGTGCGGGCCGGTCGATCCGTAGCCGACCGTCCACACACCGACGACGTCCCGGTAGGCTGTAAGCCGCAAGCCCTCAAACGTCTTGATGAGCTTGAGGCCGTTGGGGCTGAGCTTCATACGCCGTACGCGAAGAACGTGAACGGCACCGAATCCGAGATGCCAGAATCGCGGTCGATCGTGAACTGCGTAGTCGTCGGCGCCGGGCTGTTGCTCGGCATCAGCGGAGCCGTGACGTTGTTGCTCGTGCGTTGGACGATCACGCCATAGCACGCGGTCGCAAAGGCAGTCGGAAAGTTGAACGTCTGCGCCGCGTCCTGAGACGAGGATCCAGTGCCCCATTGGAGAATCAGCCCGCCGGGTAGCTTGTAGTAGCCGGAAGCGGCAAGACTCTTGTTCCCTGCGAAACCTCCAGGCGTGATCGCCTTCGCCGTGCTCGTCCCGGTCAGGGTCTCTGCCGCGCTCGCGTATGCAGACCCACCAGAACCGATTATCGAAGCGAGCCCCGCGGGAGTTACAGCGCGAACAGCATCTGTCCCAGTCGCGACTTCTGCACTCGTCGCAAGCTCGATGACGCCGGCTCGGGTCTCGGTGGCCGTCCGGTTCGCAAGCCCCGCAGGCGTCACCGCTCGAGCAGTGTCGGTGCCGGTGTTCACCTCCGACTGGCTGGCGAGCTCGACGAAGCCCCTTTGGCTTTCGCTTGCTGGGTAATGCGCTGCAGGGTCGGTGTCGTGGGCCTCGATGGCCGCCGCCAGGTCGTTTCCGCCTGCCGGATCGTCCTCCGCAATCGTGTTGCCCTGCGCGTCCTTCAGAACCTTTCGGTACGTGATCGCCGGGTCATAGAAACCGTCCGCAGACAGGCGGCCATCGGCATCGAGGTCAAGAGGGTTTTCCTGCTCAATCGCTAGTGTCTCGTCCGTATAGATCGGCGCGAGGTCAGATGTCCCCGACTCGAAGAACGTGAGACTGCCTCCAGCTAGCGGATCTCCATCCTCGTCACTGAACTGGGTGAGACGAGATTCGACGCGAATGCCGGCCATAGGGGCTCCGAGGGCAATAAAAAACCCGCCGAAGCGGGTGTGTGGTACGGTTTGGGGGTGAGTGAAGAACAGACGCTGCGGCTGGTCCTGACCTGCCTGATTACGCCCCTTCTGGTGGCGTTACTGCTGCCCTACTTCAACAAGTGGCAGAACACCCGGGAGAGCGCCGGTTGGCCCGTATTGGGATACAAAGCGGGCAAGTGGGTTGGCTACCGCTGGGCGCTCTGCAAGCGCAGCGCGAAGCACATACTGACCGGGCGCGGTGTAGGCGGCCGAAGCGCCTAGCAATCCGAGCAGAGCGTTCGGCGCCATGACAGCGCCGCCTCCCAGCACCGCTGCATTCCCGAACAATCGCCCGGCTGTCCCAGAGTCTGGAACCTTGGAGGGAATGACCGTCTTGGCGGCTTCGCTCAGATCCTGCATCAACGCCTCGCCACGAGCGAAGCGCCCCTTCCCCACCGACTTGTCTGCGGTCTTCACGGCGTTCTGAAGCTGTGCCGGCGTGAAGACGCCTTCTTCGTTTCCGAGCATAGCCGCTGCACCCCGAAGACGAGAGAAGTTCGCATACCCCTCATTGATCCGAGCCAAGGCCTTCGCCTGCTGCGGATTTGCGCGAGTCAGTGCGCTGCGCATGCTTCGAACCACTTCATTTATTGCATCGCCAAGCAGGCGATCATCAGCGGCAGAAGATGACCTGTATTGACTGGCCAGGCGCGTCAGCTCCGATTCCACCGTTTTGAACGACTCGCCATTCATGCTGCCGAAATTCGACGACTTATTGGCCAGGACGTTCTGCACTACATCGTCGAAGCGCTTGGCTTGCTGGGCCGGGAGCGATCCTGCCATCTGCCAGGTCTTCCCGAACTCCTGAGCGAACTGCTGATCAGGCTTCCACGTCAGTTGCGGCAGCAACCGGTCGTACTCGTCGCCAAGCGTCTTGGCTACGTGGTCGATCATTTCGCGACCCGGACTCACCGACTTCGGGAGTTCCTTCCCAATCGGGCCGAGAGTTCGGTTCGCAGCGGCGCGGTTGAACGATTCCAGCGAACGATTCCGGGATGAGCCGATCGCATCGCCAATGACCGGAAGAGACATGGCCTTGTCTTCAGCGCGCTTTGCCATACCGCCGAGGATCTGGCCAGGGCTGAGCGACACACCCTCATCAAGCAGTCGTCGAACGCTGGGGTCTGTCTGCGGACGGATCACGCGAGAGAGAGCATTCGCGCCGAGCTCTGCAACGGGCCCGAGAACGGCGCCCGTAACGGCCTGCGTCACCTTCGTAGCGCCGAAGTCCGCATTCGGATCCAGCACCGGCTGCGTCGCCCCGTATGCCGCACCTACGGGCACGCTGGCAGCGATACGGCCAGTGAGCGGAAGCCCAGCCGTAGCAGACGCTACTCGAGCACCTACCGCGAGATTTGCCGGGCTGATGACGTTCCCGCCCAGGCGCGCAGCGTCGAATCCTTCACGGCCTTGCACCTTTCGTGCTGCCTGATAGTCGGCCTCGTTCTGCTGGACCATCTGGTCCATACGCTTCGCTTCGTCTCCGAAGAACCCGGAGATCCGATTCGGTACGGTGCCGCCGAGAGAGGTCACCCACTCCAAGCCACGCGGGAGCATCTGCGCGCCTGCATCGATCGGGTCTCGCGCCCCAGTGATGACGGCATCAAGTTTGCCGCCTCTCATGCTCGGATCTGCCCAAGACCCGGAGGCTCCGCTCCGTTCACTAGAGGCCGATGCTTTCAATGCATGCGCCAACTTCGTGGCAGCTGCAACGTCGCCGGCCGCGTGCGCATTTTTCAGAGCCTCCGCCAACTGTTCGCGAGTGGCCATTAGCGACCTCGAGTGTATTGCTCTACCAAAGCGTCGACATCGGGATCTCCCCATTTGCCAGACGCGCCGCCTCCGCCAGTTGGCGGCGCGGTCTCGCCATCTCGCAACCGTGCATTTATGCGGTTGTCGAGGTCCGTCATGATTTGCTCGTTGACAGCGGGGTCGTTCCGAATGTCGGGCAACTGGACGCCGTATTGCGCCTGCTCTCGATCGGACAACGTTCCTTCGCCAGGGATGCGGAACACGGTCCGCAACTCGGTCGAAAGTTGCTGCACTCGGTTTTCGAACTGCCGAACGCCTTGGTAGTCCATTGCTTTCGACGCCTGACCCCTCAAGCCCAAGATGCCGCCGGTCTTCACGTCGTTGATGGACGATCGCATCGCATCTGCGGCGACACCGTAGCTCCGAAGCACGGGCGCCTTTGCTTCTTTCTCGCCGGCCGCAGTGCCTTCCGCTTTGGCCTGCGCTTCGGCTCCAGCGACAGCGGCCTGCAGAGCGGGGTCGTACTGAGCGGGGGCGCCGGGGAGCGAGATCGTATTCGACCCGCCTTTGGAGCCGCCCTGCACGAGACCGAACCCGCCGCTGGGCAGTTGTACGACCGTGCTCCCGCTGTAGGTCTGAGGCTTGTAGGAGTTGTCGTAGAACTGCCGGAAAGCAGGATCCTTCGCGTACCGCTCAGCCACCTCGATAACGTCGGGGATCTGAGCATCACCCGGAGCCTTGGGGACGATCCCAGCAAGCCCCTTGGCCGTTGCCAACACCTGCGGCGTGTACTGCTCTGGGAGGTCCGCGGAAAGCTCGGGGAACTGCGTCACCAGCCGCGTACGAATCCCTCCCCATGCGTTCGGCAGTTCCGTTTCCGGCAGGTTGACGATCGTTCCGGCCGCGTCGACCAAGCCCTCGCGCATCAATTGGCGGCGAGCCTCGGTTTCCTTTTGCTTGGTCAGTGCGTCATACCGCTGCTGCTCTAGATAACCCTGTTGCACTCGCGCACCGAGATGCGGATCGGTTTTGTAGAGAGCCGCCAGCGAGTTTGTGTCGCCCTTCAAAGCCCCAGGCAGAGCCGCCGCCAACTGATTCTGGTACGACTTCTGGACGTACGCGTCTGCCAGCTTGTCGCCGGCATTGCCCCAATCGGGGAGCAGCAGGTTCGGGAGGGCCATTAGAGTTTTCCAAGGTCGACGAACAGGAGGCCATTCGGCCCTTCGACCACCGCATCCGGGCGGGTCTGCATGACTTCATCCGCCATCGGGCCGGCGCCCTTGTCGCCCCACAGGTAGTCGAACACGTACCACTTGTGGCCCTTGTACTCGCCGACATGCTCGATGTTCTTCTTGAGGCGGCGATCGCAAGCCAACAGGGCAGCGGAGCCGAGAGAGCCGCCGAGACTGAAGAGGTTGTTGTATCCAGCCTGACGTGCATTCCCTGCGCCGATATAGCCAGACGCTCGCGCATCGCCCATGCCCATCAGTCCCTGGCTGATGTTGTTGCCGGTGTTCTGGAGAGACTGGCCGAGCTGGTTCGTCGAAGCGGTACCGATACCCGCGAGGCTGGAAAGCCGGTTGAAGTAGTTGCCGAAGTTCTGCGAGGCCAGCCCCTGAGCGTGTTGGTTTGCAGCCTGGAGACGATTTCCGCCGAAGAGGTTGCCTCCCGCAGCCGCAGCGCGGTCGATGCCCTTCTGGCCTTCTGAGAGCGCGTAGGCGTAGTCCGGGGAATTGAAGAACGCAGCGAAGTTCGGCTGACCAGACGCCCCAGAACCAGCAGGCGGAGTTCCGGCAGGCGTCTCGACGATCTTTCCGTCAGGACCGAACCGAACTGTCCCCGCAGGATTGAAACCGCCCTGGATACCGTAGAGCCCAGCAAGCTGATTGAGCGCCTGATTGCCGATGCCGCGCTGCCACTCAGTCAATCCGGCCTGGCCGTTGAACAGGTCGCGCTGCAGCTGATTCGACTCGCGGATGCCCTGCAACTGAGCCTGCGCACCTTTCATGGCGGCACCAGCTTGATTCTCTCCGGTCAATCCTCCGATGAGGCCGTCCCCGTCGATCAATCCGCCAGAGCCAACGCTGATGACGTCGCCTGCAATTCCGCCCATGTCACAACTCCATTCCGCACATCGTGCGGTCGGTCATACGTAGAAGAACTTTCATTCCAACCGCTCTAGCATTGGCGATCGCCGCGACGTTGCCGCGCGGGATGAAACCCAAGAGGCATCCCGGCCCGCGGTTCTCCCGCAGCCACTGGATCGCCTCGAGTGCTTGAGCCTTAACCGTGCCCCTTGCTTCAGGCAGCGCCCCGATGTGCGCCTCGAAAGTCTTGGGGCGCATCTGCATGAAGCAGACGATGACGCCATCGCCGATCAGCCAATCGACACCATCGCGAATCGGAACGGTCCACGTCTCCGGATCCGACTTCCCGCCGAAGCCGGGCCATACAGAGGGGTGACAGGCAATGGAGCGAACTAACGCCGGATCCTGCGTGCTATGCAAATCAGGTTTCCTTCCAACTAAGCAAGGTCATCGCAACGTCCCAGGTCGCTTGCTGAGCGTTGACGAAGAACCCAACTTGATCGGCAGTAAGGAAGTCCGTTCGGCCTACAGAGTGGATTTGCAGGAAGTTCTGCCCGTCATTCGACCAAGAGCAAATGCGGTTCGTTCCGTTGTCCGTGATTCGCAGGAAGGTGGGGCTGTAGAACGTCTTTGTTGTCAACGAAGCATACTGCGCCGAAAACGTTGTCGCGTTCGTCCACTTGTTTACGTCGATCGAAACATTCGCGCTGTGGCCGATCCCGATCGACGCCATCTTCCCGTCGCTGCTCTGACGGAACAAAAGCCCGGCCCCAGCGAAGTCGACCCCGGGGACTCGCGGGAGAAAGGCCGCCGTTATGGTGTACGGAGTCGCTGGCGCGCTCTTGACCCTGCACCGCAGATTGACGCCCGTGCCGGCCGGTCCAAGCAGGAAAATCCCGCCTTTCGTTGTGGAGACTGAAGCGCCGCCCTGGTTGACCCAAGAAAAGTCTCCGTCAACAGGAGCAGTGAGCGGGAAGATCGGCCCCCACGGAGCCCATACGCTGCCCGTGTCTCGTTCGATCTGGAAGCCATCGCTGGGAAGGAAAAGATTCCCGTCATTGCTCGCGGCAGGACGGGATGCGTATGCGGCAGTCGTAGTGGAATCGCCGACGCTCGCGAAATTCTGAAACGTGGGAAGAGCCCCCGCGCCGTTACTTGTCAGAACCTGCCCAGACGTTCCAACGGTGCCGCTCTGGACTGCTCCCGTGCTCGTGGTGCCACCGAAGATGGGGGCGTACGCGGTGAGCGATGACACGCCTGTTCCGCCGTCGGCAACCGGGACATCCGTTCCACCTGCGCGATAAACGCCATTCCCGCCGATGGTGAGATCAGACGCCCCAACCGCAAGCGGGCTATTTTTGAGAGTGTTGCCGCCCGTCCCATCCCACAGCGCAGCCGCTCCGTCCGTGCTGCTGACGGGACCTGACACTCCGGTGCCGCCTGTCGCCCACTCAGGGGCTGTAGCGCCAGCATTTACCCGCAACGTCTGACCGGCGGTTCCGATTCCAAGCCGGACGTTATCCGTTCCGTTGTTGTAGATCAGGTCTCCCGCGGTCGTGGTCGGAGACAGATTGTCGAATGCGACCGTCTTAGTACTTGCCCCCGTGCCACCATCGGCAATCGCGAGGTCCGTGATCCCCGTGATAGTGCCGCCCGTGATGTTGACGTTCGATTCGTCAACGGAAGGGGGACTGTACGACTCCCACGTCGTGCCGTTTGATATTTCGAGGATGTCGCCTTCGTCGGAAACGCAGAAGACGACGCCATCATTCCCAACAGACGCCGCGGGCTGGTTCGCTCGCGTGTCTTTCAGGTGGATTTGCGCGGGAGTTGCCATCGCTACCTCAAGACAGAACGAATGCCATCACGACATCGCCGTTCACGAAGATGATTTCCGGGGACGTGTGATCTCCATTGGTCAGCGGCTCCCAACGTCCGATAGGAGCAGCAGCGACCCACTCAGGGGCAGTCGCTCCCGCATTCACGGCGAGCACCTGATCGGCCGCCCCGATCGGGAGGCGCTGAAGTCCTGCGGAGTCGCGATAGAGGATGTCGCCCTCTACCAAGTCGAGGTCTGCGATCTCCTGCAGGTTGTCGGAGAACTCCTGCACGTCCTCACCGATCGTGAGACCGAGCGTGTTCCGCATCTCCTCGAACGTCGTGTCGTCCGCGAGCTGCTGCGCCTGATCGGTAAATGTCAGTTCTTCGACTGCCCCAGCGCCAGGAGACGAGCGACCCAGAACAACATCCGACTGGCTGACCGTGATCGTTCCAGGAGGAATGCCACCGCTTGGGATCGAGTTGATGCTTCGCGCGAGATCCAGGAGGAAGTCGTACCACGGCTTAGAAAAGGCGCGAGCATCCCTGCCGAGAACGTCTGTCCCGGCAGGCGGGATCTTGTTCACGCCTGCGTGCCTTTCGTGAGATTGACGCTTACAGCGATCATGTCGCAGCGGACCGGGTCACTGATGCGGAAGTGGTAGACGCGGCCTCGCGTCATGCCATCCATGTCCCACCGCACGCGCTTGCCGTACTCGCCAGTTCGCCCTATGGGACGGGGCTTGAAGTCGGTCCAGTTCCGGCCACGATCGTCTGACCAGCGACGCTCGATAACTGGGTCTGTCTCGTCAGCATCTCCAGTGAACTCGGCATTGCCCGTGTCGACGATAAGGTCAACGGAATGAATGAACAGCGGAAGGCCGTCAGCGTGCAGATACCCGGTGTACCGCTCACGGATCAAACGCCCATCGCCTTCCGCCATCACATTGCTGTCGAGCTTCCATACCGTCCCGGTCTGCGAATCCCCGAACAGGTTGAAGCCGTAGCAAATGGCCTGACAGTTCGCGCGCCAGCCGTTCAGATTCTCGGACTTCCTTCGATGCCAGAGACCGGAGGCGACGTCGAAGAGGAAAGTCTTTCCGCCCGGAATCGTGAAGCCGTAGAACTCATGCCCACGGTCGACGTAGGTGAAGCCGAAAGCCTGTGAATAGTCGACGGAGGATAGGTACTGCTCCACCGAATGATCGGAGACACGCTGCGGGTTGAACCCGTTGGCTCTCCAGACTCGGCCGGTGTTGTCGATCCAGAAGACACCGTTATCGAGATTGGCCGGGGAATATTTCGCCCCGCATCCTTTCTCGATCGTCTGCACTCTCTGGAATGGGTCGTCCGAGTCCCCAGTATTGCGGAATACCTCGATCGTCTCCTGCCCGAGCACCCAGAGATCGCCGTAGACGCTCCAGACTGCTACCGCTCCATCCGGGTTTGCCTCAGCAGTCTTGAAGTCCAACGCATCCCACGCCGTAGCGTCGGAGATGTTGGAGTAGATGAACCCGTCTTCAGTCTCTGCGATCGTGTAGCTGTCGACCGTGGTTACGGTGACGAAACCTGCAACCGAAACGAAGTCCTCGTCGATGATTTCAGCGAGGCCCGAGAGGGTGCTGTAAACGTAAGCGCGTTCGCTGGTCATGATGACCAACTGACGGCGGGTTGACGGAATGAAGTTGTCGCTTAGGACGCACCGATTGCCGCCGAGGATCGTTCCGAGGTTCGTCGCCACGCCCCCGGAATCGACGCTGTAGAGCACTTGACCCGCGACGACATACAGAATGCCGCCCATCTCCCGGATGCCCCTCACAGGCCCGTCTAGGCCCGTAACGAGAGCGGTCAGCCCTGCATGGCTCCGAAGGATCGTCCTCGAGCGCGTGCCCTCGCTCCCCGATACTTCGGGGATCATGTTCACGGTCCCCTCCGAGCCAAAGGAGGCCGTCTCGTCGGAATAGTCAGGCCCGACAAGGGGGAGAGGGACGGTAGGCATCAGAGTTCCGTGAAAGACACCACGTCGATCTGGGCGAACTGCCCATCAAACGGCTGCGTCACCACGATCGGTTGGAGCGGATCGTCATCGGGGGCAGTCTGATTACCCGAATTGCTCACCTGCGCAGCCGGGGAGGGACCTGGAACGCCGTTCTCGGCTTTCGCGTCTGCGTACAACCGGACTGTCGCTCCGGCGTCGATCGTCACCGTTAATTCTTCATCAACGACGGTCAGATTCGCCGTGGTGAACGTTCCGTGATTGATCGCGTACACCGCAGCGGGGCTCGATATTTCCAAAGTGTACTCATTCACAAACGAGGACTGCGCGCCACTAATCCCTGTGGGATTAAGATAAAACGTACCTCCAAGTGGCGTCCCACCAACAAAATCGACCAGTTCGAATACTGCGCGCACTCTGAAGGTCACTTCGTAAGTGGTACCTACTGGAGCGGTCAGCGTCGTCACGTCCTCTGATCCGCTCGGACAGCCGCAGCGATTGACTGTCCAGTCAGCGAGACATGGGAGTTGCCAAGAAAGTCCCGACAGCTGCGCCTCGATCGAAAGGGGAATGGTGATGGTCGTAGTTGAGATGACCCCGATCGCTGCATTGGTTGCCAGCGAAAGGACTACCGTGAACTCGGTTTCCTCGTCTTCTCCATCCAGAATGGTCAGAACTATCGGTTTCGCGTCGTCGTCTCCAGCCGCCCATGACAGCAAGCCAGACGCCGGCTCGTAGTTCTGGCCCTGAATGGCCGTACCATTTGCCGTGGCGTAGTGCACTGACACGGCAAGGCCGCCACTTGCCCCGACATCTTCTCTAGTCACGTACACAGAGACCGTCGAGTTGATCGACTCTGCAGCGTATTCCGGCTCCTCAAACTCGACGACCGCAACATCCTGCGCGTCAGTCGGGAGGACCTGCACACGCCATTCCATTCGGGTCTTCTCCCCGTTGGAATAGGTCAACGTGGCCTTTACCCACCAGAGCCCGGCGTCCTCGGCGGTAAATTTGGCGCTTGCAATGTTTGAAGCGACGGCTTCGTCAGTCAGCGCAATATCACCTTCGGTTTCCCACTCGGCCGAAGCCAAGGTGATGCCCTTGAGCCCGGCCCATGCCTTGCAGTCGACGTATACGATCCGCGTCTCGCCTTCCAACATCAGCAACGGCTTTACCCTCTGGCTCTGATTCAGGCCAAAGTGGTATCGCCGCAGGGGGCGCATTAGTAGCTGGTGAACTCGACCGGAGTCGGATCCGATCCTTGCAGGACGTGACGCCGCAGCGCGTTGACGAGGCTTTCACGTTCGCCGCGCTGGACACCGAAGCCAGGCGCCAGCTCCCATGCGAGAAGCGCCGCCATTGCCCGCATCACTCGAGCGGGGATAACTTGCGTAGACACCGAGGTCGAAGGATCGAAGATCAGGACGTTTTCATCGTCCAGACTCTCGATCATCTGCTGCATGATCGGGTCCGTGACCGCAATCATGTCCGCGGGGGGAGACTCACCCGCTGCCAAGACACTGATGTCGATCAGCGCCCGATTGCGGAGGTCCGCTTTGCTGTAGAGGGTTGCCATGAGAAAGGGGGCGAGTTACCCCGCCCCCTCAGTCCTCAGTCGACGAAGTAGTGCCACGCCGCCGTCACGGTGCCGCCCGTGTTGGTATCGGCATCCTTGATCGTCAGCAGCAGGTCGCAGTTCGCCACCGGATCCTCCGACAGCCCGGCAAGCTCCCACAGACGCTTACCGTAGTTGGCGATGTCACCGATGATCACCGTGCCAGCAGCCACCGCCGTGGCCGCATCGACGTCGACCTTGATCGCGTCATCGTCCGTCACCGTAGCGCCCGCCGAATTCTTGTAGCGGATGCCGATGTCGAGCGTGGGCGAGCCGGTCGAGGCCAGATCGTCGAAGTACAGCTTGGCCAAGTCCGTGATGCGCGAGTTGGACGGCAGACGCCCGATCACGTAGGTCGACGTGGCGGATGCCGCAGCCGTCACCTCGACCGTCACGATCAGCGTCTTGAGGTCGCAGCCCATGCCCGGCGAACCGTGCTGCTTGCTGGTGGTCCGGACAGTTCCGGTCAGATTCTCAACAGCCATGATGTTTCTCCTTTGACCGGTGGATTACGACGAGGCAACCGAGGCGACGTACAGGCGATACACGCCGTTCATCTTCCCCTGGTTGTAGAGGGTGCGAGTGCCGCGGACTTCCATGATTCCGACGCCATCCCGGAACTCGTAGTCGTCGTTGGACTTGCGCACCAGACGCGGCCGACGCGCCCAGCCCACACCCACTGCGCCGATGCCGCAGATGAAGACGGCCGACACGTCGATACCGCCGGCACCGACACCCGTGAGGATGGGGATCTCCGGGATCTCGCGGATGATCATCCCGTTCCACATCAGGTCGCCGCCGCGGAACAGCGGGTTCTCGCCCTTGCCCGAACCGCCGTCATAGCGCGCCCATGCCTCACGGTTCGCCTGCAGAATCGTGGTGTCGGAACGCAGATCACGGAACGCACGCGAGCCGGCGTACACCATGAACCACTCGGTGTCGTCGAAGGCGCGATACGGCGTGATGCGGGGACCGTAGGCGTCCTGAGCTCGGCTCTTCGCCAGGTCCAGAGTCGCCACCGTCAGCTTGTCTGCGGTGTTGTCGATGTTCTGGAGCGAGGCCGAATGGTCGTTGCTCGAGTTGTTCGACACTAGCGCACCGAACTGCACGCGGTCGGCGTTGTTCGCCAGCCACACGTCCTTCACCGTCGTTTCGGCCGCGTTCGGATAGAGCGCGTACGTCCCGTTGGCGTAGAAGGCGTGCAGGTTGTCGATGATGCCGAGTGGGTTCGCCAGGGCCGCCGTTCCGGTCAGGGACGCCGTGCGACCGCCACGAAGCGACTCCATGATCCAGTTGCGCAGCGCAGGCTTTGCAGCCGCCAGGATGTCGACGACCGACTTCTGCTCTTCCCATTCCGTCGTCGCAACGGCGTTGCGATTCGGGGTGACGGGGATTTCGAAGCCTTCCGTCGGCAGTTCCTCTTCGTTGCCGTCGAGCGGGGTGTTGCCCTGCACGCCGGAACCGGAAAGGGTGTTGACGAACGGAATGACCACGCGATCACCCTTCGCGGACGTCAGACGCTCGTTCGCGATGATGATGTTGTTCATGCTGGTGCCCATCTCGCGGGCAAAACGGTTGTTGCGCAGGTACTCCTGCACGAACTCGTTTTCCCACTGCTTGATGGTCAGATTTCCACCGACCAGTGTTTCAGCCACGGTATTTCTCCTGCGGGCTTATCGCCCGAAAATTTCAGACATGGGTTTGGGCTCGGCAGCGACTGACTTGTCACTGACGCGCACGCCGGTTGCAGATGCGAGCGAGCGCGGAGGAGGAGGCGGAGCCGCAACAGGAGGAGCGAGCAGACGGGCCTTGTACGCTTCGGGGTCGTCCCCGACTTCTGCGAGGAACTTTTCGCGCTTGTGCCACTTCACGACGAATCCATAGGGATCGTCCTGACGCTGCAACTCAGCCCTGAGCAACGGATCCCGTTGCGCTGCTGCCATGAAGGCGCCCTGCGCTTCGGATACAACCTCGTCGCCCATCGTTCGCCGGGCGTACTGCTCGGAAAGGTTCAACTTGCTGTTGAACGCATCCGCTGCAGCCTGCTGACGCACGTATTCCAGATGCCCTTGCGGGTCGGTCTGAAAGTCCGGGGCTTTCTGCGCTTGAAATTCCTGCAGCTGCCTCTGGACTTCCGCCAACCTCTGGCGCTCCAAAGCCAAGTCCTGCTCCAACCGTTGACGCTTGCGCGTCTCGTCCTGCGCTTTCGCGAGGAACGCTGACTCACGGGGATCGGTCGACTGTTGAACCGCAGGCGGC